CCTCAAGATGCACCAACATTACACAGACTTGCCTCTACAACAGCTGTTTGAGTTTCAAGTGCTGTTGAACCGTGGCATCGGGGCTGTTTCGTGGGCAGACGAGAAGAAACATCGTGTCACACCAGAGACGGTGCCGATCTCATACAGTGAAGTGCACGCGAGGGCAAGGCGTATGTTCGCTGGTGCGAGCACTCAGGGGTATGTATACGCGTCTGAGACGTGGGAGTCGTACTGGAAGAGGCGTTGGGCGAGCACCCCGACCGGGAGCATGCATTCTCAGTATGCTGAGGATGACCAGTACATCATCAAGCAACGTCAGTTCAGGACTAAGTTCTTCTCATCACTGCAGATGCCGGCCTACGAGATAGAGCATTTCTTGAGCCGTAAGCCCGAGATCGTTGCATGGCCATCTGTCAAGTCTGAGTGGGGCAAGGAGAGGGCGATATATGGCACGGACTTCACATCATATGAATTAACGGACTTTGCCATGCCGGCGGTCGAAGAGGCGCTTTCCCACTTATTCCCTATCGGGCGTAAGGCTAACGAGAAATACGTTTCAGAACGTGTGCGTATGGCCGGCTCTGACGGCATACCGGTATGTTTCGATTTTGCTGACTTCAACAGCCAACATAGCATCGCATCTATGCTGGCGGTTGTCACTGCATACTACGACGTACACGATTCATCGATGACTGAGGACCAAAGACGGGCTATGCAGTGGGTGATCAAGAGCGTCGGCGTACAACGGGTCGAAGGACCCGAGCCATACGTTTCCAAGGGCACACTGTTATCAGGGTGGCGTTTGACTACGTTGGTCAACACGGTCCTCAATTACGTGTATTTAGACTGGTGCGGGGCTTTGGAGAGCGCTTACGATTCCGTGCACAACGGGGACGACGTGTTGATGTACTATCAGTCTGTCTCGACGGCGATGGTAGCTCTCAAACGGGCTAGGGATGCAGGCATCCGGGCGCAGCCGGCCAAGTGCGTGATCGCCGGTATCGGTGAATTCTTAAGGGTCGACCGCGAAGCAAAAGATCCTAGCGGTGCGCAGTATCTGTGTCGGGCCGTCGCGACCGCAGTGCACGCGCGTGCGGAAGCTGGAGCCCCTGAAAATGTGCGTGACGCGCTGCAGGCACAGAATACCAGGATCGCGGAGTTGAGAGCACGCGGCGCGCCAGGCTACGTGACAACGGCGCTGCAGAGCGACGCGGTACGCAATCTGGCTAGGATATTCTCTATGCAGG